CATAAAGCTGTAGACCCCCTTATTTCCATCACACTTAAAGACCATCACACTAAAGAGATTATGGTGTGGGGTGTTGGTAAGTTTAATAACACTCGTGATGATGTAACCTATGTAGAATGTGATACTGAAGGTAGATTGATTCAAGAGTTTTTACTGTTCTGGGAAGGTAACTGTCCAGACATTATAACTGGTTGGAATACAGAGTTCTTTGATATTCCCTATATCTGTAATCGTGTCAACAATCTATTTGGTGAAAAGGACGTTAAACGACTGTCGCCTTGGAAGAGTGTGTTCAGTAAGAAGGTATTCAGTAGAGGTAGAGACCATCAGATATATGAGATACAAGGTGTAGCCGCTCTAGATTACCTAGATTTGTATCGTAAGTTCACATACACTAATCAAGAGAGTTATCGACTAGACCATATTGCAAATGTGGAGTTGGGTGAACGTAAAGACGGCAACCCATTTGAAACATTTAAGGAGTGGTATCAGAAAGATTTCCAATCATTTATAGAATATAATATAACAGACGTGGAACTGGTTGACAGACTTGAAGATAAATTAAAACTGATTGAACTGTGTCTGACTATGGCTTATGATGCAAAGGTCAACTATGTAGATGTACTTGGTTCGGTGAAGTATTGGGATATCCTTATATACAATCACCTTCGCAAGAAGAATATTGTCATACCACAAAAGAAAAAGAACACTAAGGCTGAGAAGTATGAAGGTGCGTATGTAAAAGACCCTATCGTGGGTATGCACAATTGGGTGATGTCATTTGACTTGAACTCATTGTATCCACATTTAATTATGCAATACAACATATCACCAGAAACTATTCATGGGACAATGAAAGAAAAAATGACTGTGGATAAATTGCTTGATAGAAAAGTAGACACCTCTATACTCAAGGGTGTAACACTTACACCTAATGGTGCCTTGTTTAAGACGGATACAAGGGGGTTTCTACCAGAGATTATGGAAACCATCTACAATGACAGAGTGATATTCAAACGTAAGATGTTGGAGGCAAAGCAACAATATGAAAATACTAAAGACCCTAAACTACTTAAAGACATTTCGAGATACAACAACATTCAAATGGCTAAAAAGATTTCACTCAATAGTGCTTATGGTGCTATCGGTAATGTCTGGTTTCGTTACTATGACCTTCTGGTTGCTGAAGCGATTACTACTAGTGGTCAGTTATCTATTCGTTGGATTGAGCGTTCTCTTAATAAATATCTTAACAATCTGTTGGGTACGGACAAACATGACTATGTGCTTGCTTCGGATACGGATTCGGTTTACATTACATTTGACAAACTTGTTAGTAAAGTGTTTGGAGACAAACAAGATACTACAAAAATCATCAACTTCTTGGACACAATCGCTACAGATAAAATTGAACCTTTTATTGATAAGAGTTATTCGGAGCTTGCTGGGTACGTCAACGCCTACTCAAACAAAATGAGTATGAAACGAGAGGTGATTGCAGATAAAGGTATCTGGACTGCAAAGAAAAGATATATCCTTAATGCACATGATGTGGAAGGTGTACGATATAAAGAACCACAAATTAAGGCTATGGGTATTGAAGCAGTCAAGTCATCAACACCTGCTCCATGCAGACAAAAGATTAAAGATGCACTCAAGATTATCATGTCAGGTGATGAGAAACAACTGAACACGTTCATACAAGAGTTTCGTGAGGAGTTCATGCAACTACCCCCAGAAGAAATTGCATATCCCAGAAGCGTGAATGGTATCGGTAAGTTCACATCATCTAATGGACTGTTTGCAAAGGGTGCTCCTATTCATTGTAAAGGTGCGATATTGTATAATCATCTCATCAACAAGAATAATCTATCACACAAATATGAACTGATACAAGAGGGTGATAAGATTAAGTTCCTACATCTGAAAGAACCTAACCTTTATATCTCTACAGCCATATCCTTTATGACTAAACTTCCAAAAGAACTTGACTTTGATTCTATTATAGACAAAGATTTACAATTTACAAAAAGCTTCGTAGACCCACTTAAATTTATCACATCAAAGATACTATGGAAGATAGACGACAGTTATGGCACGCAAGGAACACTCGAGGACTTCTTTACATGATACTTGAAAAACAAGATGCTATATATGCAGCCACAAAGTTAATGAAGTACTTCAAAGACTTTCATAGGATTGACGATTACTTTCGTGCAAGAAAGATTGAGAGGGTTAAGAATATTCCAGTCGGTCTGCCAGGCATGAGTATAGAAGATGATTTGTTTCAAGACTTTGATATGCACCCAGAAGATATGAATTTTCAGGTTGCACAGATACCAACAAAAGTATTTGACACACTACTGGAAAAGACTGCATCATTCAGTCCAGATGAGAATCCAGGCAAGACATTAAAGGTTGTTGTGAAAGAAACCACCACGAATACAATTGTAGGTTTCATTCGTTATGGTTCACCATTGATTAACTCTAAACCTCGTAATGACTATCTTGGTCAAGTCCCAGACCTAGACATATTTAACAAACGTGCAATCATGGGGTTTAATATAGTACCTGCCCAACCATTTGGATTTAATTGTTTGGGTGGTAAGTTACTTGCAGCCATATGTTGTTCTCATGCAACCAGAAGAATGTTAAACGCAAAGTATGATACAGAGTTTTGTTTATTTGAAACTACAAGTTTATATGGTAATTTGAAGGGTGCAAGTATGTATGATGGTATGAGGCCATATCTCAGATACAAAGGCGATACACAATCAAAATTTCTATTGACACTAGGGGAAGAAATCTATCCAGAGATGAAAGAATGGTTCACCGAAAGAAACGGTGGTGAAGAACTCATACACAGGGGTGCATCAAGTCGTAAGTTAAAGATGCAAACCAAGATGGTAGGTATAGTTAAGGCATCGCTCAAGGAGTATGACACGAAGGCATATGACATATTTACTAGAGAGATTGCAAAAGCAAGTGACGTGACAACCCAGAAGAGGTTCTATATGAGTGAGTATGGATATTCCAACACCAGAGATATCCTATTGGGTAAGACAAGTACCTTGACAAAAGCAGAAAACTATGATAGATTTGAACTTGAAGGTATTGTAAAGTGGTGGAGAAAACTTGCCATCAAGAGGTATAACAACATAACCAAAGATGGAAGACTACGAAAAGAACTAGAGGTATGGAACAAAGACAGTATGGATAAAATTGATATTATAAGATGAATATAACTATTGCAAGAATACGAAGTAATGTAACATATACAGGCCCACTAGAAACAGTCCTTGACAGTTTCTTTGAGAACTATGTGAAGTGGAGAGATAATAATCCACAACATAACTATGACACCTACAATGTATCATTTGGTAATGGTAGACCACAGAGAACACCAGAAACAATTGCATGGGCAGATATAATTGTAATACCTAGTGACTCAGAATTTAGATATCATGGGGAATTGCAAATGAACCCTAAAGACCTTGCAAAGTCTGAAAGTCATATTGAAAAGATTGCACCATACTTTGAGGGTAAAGATGTTATTATGTTTAGAAGTGATAGAGGTGATACAGAGGAATTGTATCGTAGTTTCTTGCCAGGCATTAGAAACTTTACTACTATAGATGAAATAGATTTTTCTGGTAATATTCATGGTATGAAGTATCATTTTATACAAACACTTAAAAACCCACTTTCAGACATGATGAATGAAGGTAAGTCTATTGATTTTGGTTATTGGGGTCGCATGAAACATGGTAATGATAGAGAGAAGACGATTCGCAAAATATATCGTTCAGAACTATCTACTGTTATGATTGGAGGATTTCCATCTGGTATAAAACGCCAGTCTGCATGGATTAAGGATTGGAAACAACTATATCCAATGTTAGAACCAACAAGGTGTACACTTTGTTTTAACTGGCTAGACCCTACAGCCACAACCAGTCGGTATGTCGAATCGCTTTCAATAGGAATTATTCCTATGGTGTGGAGTTCGTATGATGTCAATAACACATATAACATTGATGACTGGCAAAGGGTTACTTCTGTTGAGGAATTTGTAGAAAAGGTTATTTTACTGAGAGATAAAGATTTCTTTAACAGTAAACTAGAAGAATACAGAAACAACTATAAGAAAGTGTTGTTGAGTGAAGAAGAATATTATGAAGAGTTTAGTAAAAAAATGAATGGAGCATTAAATGAAACTAACTAATGACAAACAAATGTGGATGCCAGATGAAGAAACATGGCATAGGTGGGGTTCTTCTTACGAAAAAGATAAATTCCAAAAGTGCATGGAATATACAGAGGATAAACCAATGCGAGTTGCATTAGATATTGGAGCACACATTGGTATTTGGACAAGAAGGTTATCAAATTTATATGAAGAAGTTATTTGTTTTGAACCCACTCCAGACCACATTGAATGTCATAAAAAAAATTGTCAAACAATTAATAATATTAAATTACATGAAATAGCTCTTGGTAGTAAGGAAGAAAAATTAGAAATGAAAATTATTCATGGTAGGGGTGGTAATAATAGTTTTCATTTTGGTAAAGATGGAAAAAATAGAAAATTTATACATGAAAAGAAAATGATTGAATTACAATCTTTAGATAGTTTTAATATAGACAATGTAGATTTTATTAAGATTGATGTTGAAAATCACGAATTAGAAATGTTAAAAGGAGCTGTAAAAACACTAGAAAAATGTAATCCAACAATTTTTATTGAAGACATGATATATTTTGATAACAAAAAAAATAATAGAACTACTCCTTCTTTATATGGAGACTCATTAACTGGTGTTGACTTTCTATGTTCTTTAGGATATAATAATGTAGAATATTTAGGAAGTTACAATTATTTGGTGACAAGATGAACGAATCGCCTGTACAATTTCTAAAAGCTCTCTAAAAAAAATGTTGAAAATCTAAAAAAAGAACCCTTATAGAACAATGACTTAGGTGTGACCATACGATTTTGTTTGACAATTGCTTCAAACTTGGTATAATAGTCGTATGTTAACAAAGAGAAAGAAAGAAAAAAAAATGATTACTGATAATACAAAAGCTTATGTTTATAAAATTACTGTTAATTCAACAAATAAAAAATATATTGGTTTTCATAAATTAAAAGAGGGTGAAGTCGTTAGTAATTATATACATTCAAGTGAGGATGCTATTTTTCAAGAAGATTTTGCTAAAGGTGATAACACATATGAGATTATTGCAGAAGGAAATGCAACTGATATGGCAACATTGGAGAGAGATATGTTATTAGAAGTAGACGCTAAAAATAATGAAGAATATTATAATAAATCAAATGGAGGTGGTATGTACGTCAAGTCAGTTGGAAAGAAGTTAGAAATTATGGAAGTTTATCAATTGATAAAGAATAAAGAACTTAAAATTGATTTGATAAAGAAGGCAGTAATTATCGCACTTGCAAGGTATCAGACAAGGGTTGAAAATACTGATATGAAACACGTTCAAACTCTTGCAGATACTATGATTGATTTACATGGTAATATTAATGATTTTGACCCTATTATTGTTTTAAGGGGTTATGGGAAGAATGGTAAGGATATTATTCTTGATGGAAATCACACAACTTTGGCTGCAAAACAAGTTAGTTATGTTGTTAATGTTCCAACCATGTATATTGAAAAGGAAATTTGGAGTCAATTTGATGAGGTTCAGTTAGTAATTCTTGCTAATCTTTTAAATCCTCAACAAGAAAAGGCTGCAAAGTCTGGTTCAATTGATGACCAAGTTTCTTGGATTGTAAAGTCCTTCAAGAAGAATGGAGTTCTTGCTGACTCCCAAGAAAACATTGACATTTTAAAGTCAATGAACTTCAAGACAAGGTCTATTAATTCAATTATTAAGAAGGCAAAGACAAAGATTACACTAAATGACAAGTTACCAGACGGTTGGATTTGGAAGGTTTGGAAGTTATATCAAACTGAGTTAGACACAATTATTGAAAATGCAAGTGATAGGGACTCTGTTGCATATGCCACTTCATCTGGTAAGTTTAACTTTGAGGTTGCATTAGACAAGTTAGAGGCACTAATGACTATGAAGTCAAAGAAAAGGTATATGACAATTTTTGTTACTCACCCAACTTGGGCTCATATGCAAGAATTTCAAACCAAGTGGTTGCCAATTTACAAGAAGAAGATTGAAACTTGGATTGCTCCAAAGGGTTTCAATGTAGAGATTAAGGAACTTGATTACAAGATTAAGTCAAGTCTTGAAGATATGTAATGATTGATACAATCTACATACCAACGCTTGGGAGAAGTGATAATCAAATAACATTTGATAACATGCCTCCCAATGCACAAGCTATAACTATACTCGTAGTACAAAAAAAAGAGGCCCACCTATATCCAAAACACAACATTCTAGTATTACCAGAAAATGATATTGGTATTACTGAAACTAGACGCTGGATATACATGAACTCTATGGATATTAAGTATGGAGTTTTTGATGATGATTTGCTCTTTTGCCGTCGGACTCCTGGCGAGGAAAAATCTAAAAGACCTATGAACTCTGATGATTGGGATTACCTATTATCAAAAACAAGTGAGTGGTTAGATGAGTTTGCTTGGGGTGGTTTTCGACAAGGTAATTTACCACCATCTGGTAGAGAGTATTTAGAATCTGCTGGTGTTAATTGTGCTTTCTTTTTTAATGGTAATAAATTACCAGATGAGAGTGAATTAGATTGGTCATTGTCTACAGTTGAAGATATATCTATGGTATTGCAGTTATTTAAAAAAGGATATAACAATAGAGTGTGGGATAGATTTGGTTATATAAGTAATTATGTAGGAACAGAAGGTGGTTGTGCTGAATGGAGAACTCTCGACTTAATAAATGATAATCATCAAAAACTAATTAATATGTTTCCAGAGTATGTTTCTTGGAATGGAACAAAAAAAATATTAGGTGGTGATTTTAAAAAGATTAAAGTGAAATGGAAGAAGTGTTATTTGGACAGTCAAAAATCACAAGCATCATTAGGTGAGTTTATGTAATGGAAGATTATATACGAATATATCAAGACGCTATTGACTCAGATTTCTGTAAACATCTTATAGATAAGTTTGAAACAGATACAGACAATCATGAGAAGATTGAGCATGGTGAGGATAAGAACATGTCTTTTACTCAACTCAATATGTTTCAACA